AGCTTCAGCTGTGTGGCCGTCCGAGCGGTCACCGGTGGCGCAACGGGCGGTACGGTAGGCATGTGCATCATCGGATCGCCGGTCCGCTACGGACCGGCCTCCGTGATCGAGCCGGCCACGGTGCTGCAGACGAAGATCTGAAGGATGGGGGCGCAAGCCCCCTTTCCTCATGGCGTTGAATCTCGTCACGCCGCCTGCGCTCGAGCCCGTCTCGATCGAGGAGGCCAGATCCCATTGCCGCATCACCTCGACCATAGAGGATGGATTGCTCGCAGGCTACGTTCTAGCCGCGCGTCAGCACGTCGAGTCCATCACCAATCGGACCATGATGACTTCCGCGTGGCGGTTCGTCATCGATGAAAAGTGGCCGATCTACTACGACCGCAAGCGCGGCTTCAATCGCAAGATGATCCAGCTGCCGAAATCGCCCGTGCAGTCGGTTCAGTCGATTCAGTACATCGATACCAACGGGGCGACTCAGACCCTGGACCCGAGTCAGTACGTCGTCTATGGCCTGCACGATCCGACGCAGCCCGCAGGCGCGATTCCGGGGCTCGGCCGGATTGAGCCGGCCTTCGGGATCATCTGGCCGCTGATCAGGCACCAGGGCAACGCCATCACAATCAACTTCACGGCCGGCTATGGGGATAGCCCTTCGGCCATGCACGAGGCGCTCCGGCAGGCGATGCTCATGCTCATCGCTCACTGGTTCGACAACCGCGCTCCGGCTCTGGAGAAGGCCAGAGGGCTTCAGGTGCCCTATGCGGTGGAGGCGCTCACCGCACCTCACCGGATCTGGTTCGGGGATGAGACGCACAACGAGACCTTCTATCCCTATCGGATCTGGAACTGATGGGGTTCATCGACAGCGGCACGCTCGATAGGCAAGTCACCCTTAGCCATCGCGTGCTGAGCACAGATGCCTACGGCGGACAGGCGGCCTCCTGGCCCACTCCATATGCAACGGTATTCGCCAAGCGCACGGACATGCAGGGCACGAAGCGCGTCATCGCGCAGCAGTTCACCACGCAGCAGCTGACGGAATTCACGATCCGCTTCCGCGATGACTTGGTGATGACCGATCGGCTGGTGAGCGTGGAAGAGGGCCTGAGCTACGAAATTCTGCAGGTCTCGCAGTTGGGTCGCCATGAAGGTCTGAACCTTCTCTGCAGGACTGTCGTGCCGTGACCGAATTCAACCTCGTTCACGATGCACTCGTGAACGATTCCGCGACCGCAACCTTACTCGGCGATCGCGTGCGGCCCGTTCAGGCAATTCAGGAAGATCCGCTGCCGTTTGCGGTTATCTCGCTGGTCGATGTCCAGCCGTTCAACGCAGTGAATGGGTTCGCAGGCCTCGATATGAGCGAGATGCAGATCGACGTCTGGGCTTCCTCGATGATCGACGCCGACACCATCTCGCGGACCGCGCGCCGCGCGCTCGAAGCGCAAGGCTACGTGTGCGTGCGCCACATCAATGACTTCTTCGACGCTCAACTGGACCCCGGCATTTTCCGCACGGGATTCGTGATTCGTCTCTTCCTCTGACGGAGTCCCTCAATGACTGCAATCAAAGGCTCAGGCGCCTCCTTGGCGGTGGCGACCGCAGCCGGCACGCCGACCTCTGCCATCACGGCCATTTCGCTCGCGAATCCGTGCGTCGTGACGGCGGCGAACGCGCTTACGAACGGCCAGATCGTGGTGCTGACCGGCATCGTCGGCACGACTCAGCTCAACAACCGCGCCTTCGTGGTCTCCGCTGTCAGCGGATCGTCCTTCACTCTCAAGGGCGAGGACTCGACCGGGTATACCGCCTGGGTCTCTGGCGGCATCGGTACGCCGCAGACCATGACGACCATCGCGAACGTGACCAACTTCCAGGGGTTCGACGGGCAGGCGAGTGAGATCGATGTCACGAGCCTTGCCTCTCCCGCGAAAGAGTTCTCACTGGGATTGGAGGACTTCGGGCAGTCCACGTTCTCCGTGTTCGCTACCAGTGGCGATGCCGGTCAGGCGAAGCTGCGTGCGATCAAGAGTTCGGCCACGCTGACGGCCTTTTCGCTCACGCTCTCCGACGGCGAGGTGACTGCATTCATGGCCTTCGTGAAGCAGTACACCCTGACGGACGTCAAGCCTGACGGAGCGGTCGGCGGGAATATCACCCTGCGCCATAGCAACCGGCCGGCGTGGCTGGCATGAGCCTACGGGATCGGATTCTCGCCGCTCGCAAGCTGCCGCAGATTGCGGTTCCGGTTCCTGAATGGGAGCTGACTGTCTACGTTCGCGTGATGACAGGCACTGAGCGCGATGCCTACGAGGCGTCAGTCCTGCGGGACAAGGACACGCGCCTTGAGAACATGCGCGCGAAGCTCGTCGTGCGCTGTGCGGTGGATGAGAATGGCAATCTGATTTTCACGCCCGACGATGTGGAAGCGCTCGGCGGGCACAGCTGGGTCGCGCTCAATCGAGTGTCGGAAGCTGCGATGAAGGTCAACGCAATGACCGATGCATCGCTCGAGGAACTCAAGGGAAACTCCGAGCCCAGCCTTGGCGACGCGCCGTCATCGGCCTCGCCCTGAAGCTGGGCAGACTCCCTCACGAACTCCTGGATTCTACAGACAGCCGAGAACTCGGCGAACTGTTCGCCTATTTCACTCTCATGGAGGAAGACCGTCGCACTCCTGAGGAGGCGACAGACGTCGAGGACAAACTCAGAAAAGCCTTCGGCAAGCCACCATGACCGACATCGTTCAAATCAAGCTGAGCGGCGATAAGAACATCAGAGCCGCCTTCGCCGATCTTCGCGACTACCTGCCCAAACAAGCCCTTCGGACAGCCGTCCAGAAAGCGGCCCAATTCCTTGATGGTCTCATCGTGCTCGTCGCCCCAAAACTCACCGGCCGACTCGCGCGCAACATTGAAGTCCACACGCACAAAGGACCGTCCACTATTCGTGCGCGTGTGACTGTCAATACCGTCGGGAAGGCAGGCGATCCGCACAACGCGTTCTACTGGCGATTTCTGGAGGAAGGCTTCCACACGAAGAAAGGAGACTTTCGCAAGTTCCCGTTCATCGCGAACGTGTTCGACTCGAAGAACCGCGAAGCCGCGCAGATGGTCGTCGATTCAGTTGACAGTGCGATTACGCGCGCAGAAGCCAAAGCCAAGCACGGCGGCTGATGTTAGAATAGTGCCATGGAAACAAACACTGAAGCTACGGCCGTCAAGCGCGATAGGTCGAAGTACAGAGCAGCGCATGCTGAGGAGCTGAAGCGAAAGTCAGCGGAACGCCGTCAGACGCCGGAACATAAGGAGTACATGCGTCGATACCATAAAGAGTGGTATCAGCGTAACAAGGATAAGGTGGCAGCGTCTTCAAAGGAATGGCAGAGGAATAATCCAGAAAGGGCTCGCGAGGCTAGAAGGCGCTTCTCCGCAAAACATCCAGAGCGAGCGCGCCAAGGGTGGAAGAGGTATGCGGAGCGCAATCCAGATAAAAGACGCGAGCAGGTATTGCGTCATAGAGAGAAGTATCCAGCGCGGCACTTATTGAGGTACACGAGGACCAGGGCGCGGATATATGGAAGGGAATTTACACTTACAGAGCAATGGATCGATGAAGGTCTAAAACTTGGATGCGCCCTGTCTGGACTTACTTTTGATCTATCGCGCGGTCGCCATGCGAGAACAAGAATTCTCGGCCCATCTGTTGACAGGATCGATTGCGAGAAAGGCTATACGCCAGATAACTGCAGGCTCATTTGCGTGGGTTTGAATTGCGGCATGGCCGATTGGGGATGGAAGGAGGCAGTTGATCTGTGGAGGGCTGCTATAGATAAGGAGGATAGGCATCTAGGCGTTTCCCTATATTCGGAGCAGCGGCCATAGCTCTCTTTTCAATATTTGTAGACGTAGTTGCACGAACCGCAGACCTTGAGACCGGCTTCGACCGCATCGACAGGAAGCTGCAGGCTTTCGGTGATGGCGTCAAACGTGTGGGAGAAATTCTCACCGCTGGCGCGCTCGTTGAGTTCGGGAAGCGGGTCATCGACCTTGGCGACCAGCTAGAGACTGCCGCACAACGCGCAGGGGTAAGCGGGCAGGCATTCTCAGAACTCGCCTACGCGGCGAAGCAGAACGGCGTCGGCGTCGATCAGCTGCAGCAAGCGCTGTCGAAAATGAATAAGGCGATGTCCGAGGCCGGGACAGGCGCCAAGTTACCCACGAATGCGCTTACAGCTCTCGGACTGAGCTTCAACGATTTGAAGAAGCTCGCTCCCGAGCAGCAACTCGAAGTCATCGCGGATCGCATCTCAAAGCTGCAGTCGCCCGCGGATCGCTCGCGAGCTGAGATCGAGCTGTTCGGGCGCTCTGGGGCGGAACTAGGCCCACTCTTCGCCCAAGGGGCGGCCGGTATCGAAAAGCTGCGCGAGGAAGCGCAAAAGGTCGGTGCGTCCTTTTCCGATGAGACGCTGAAGAATCTGGAAGAGGCGCATAAGGCGATAGACCGCATGGAATCGTCGTTCTCCGGGCTCGCCGCGACTCTCGTCGGCAAGGTAAGTCCCGCGCTTGCCAGGTTCTTCGACGACATCACGGCGATCATATCGGGGGACAAGTCGCATTTCGCGGCAGGCAACGTCGCTCGCATTGAGAACGTGCTGGCCGGATTGGACCCGAACAATTCCGGCATCTTCGGAAAGGCGGGGACGGGGAATCTTTACGCGCGTACCCAGCTGATTCAGCAGTTACACGCCGCTGAAGTTCCCAGCTTCAACACGCTGCGCGAGAGCGATCTGCAAAGTCCGGACATCGCAAAGACGCTCGATGCGCTGCTCGGAACCGGTGCGGCGCCTCCCGGCTATAAGCCAGCATTCGATTTCGAGAGCCTGATGGTTCACCCGCTAGCCCAGAAGCTCTCCACGACTGAGGAAGATCCATTTGCGGACCTGTTCCGCAGGTGGGACGACGAGACGAAGACAGTCGGTGAGAAGGCAGGCCACGAAGTGGCGACGACGCTTGCCAGATTGGATGCGGCGCTCGCCAGCGGGACAATCGGGCAGGCGGAATACAACAGACGTTGGAACGAGATCAACGACTCGATTCAGGAGGTCAACGTCACCGGGGTACACATGATTCCGATCCTGTCGGAGATATCTCAGGCGTGGAGCAATGTGACCGATGACATCATGAGCGCCATGGACCGCACGGTTCACGAGAGCGGGAGCTTCGGCAAGAACCTGCTGCGCAACATCCTGACGGCGTTGGAAGACCGCGCGATTTTCAATGCAATCGAGGCAATCGGTAACGCGCTATACGATGCGCTTAACAAGACGAAGGTCGGTAGCGGCGTAGCGTCGTTCCTTATCGACACATTCGGTGGAGGAAAGGCGTCAGGCGGTCCAGTGAGCGCCGGCACAACCTACCTCGTAGGCGAGAAGGGTCCCGAACTCTTCACCCCATCCGGTGGCGGCAGTATCACGCCCAACGGCGCCTACGGCGGCATGATCACGCACGCGCCGACCTACAACATCGACGCGCGCGGAGCGGATGCCGACCGCATCATGGCAATTATGCCTTCGCTTCTGGCCCAGTCGGCGGCGAAGGCGAAGCGTGACCTGCTCGATGCGTTCAGTAGGGCTCAGCTGCCGGCGCCGAGATCGGCCTGATGGATCTCTGGGTTCCGGATGTGCGGCTCGCCCGGTGCGCGCCGCGGCTCATCGATGCGACCGGGCGGTTCAACTCGCCACTCACGCAGACATTCCGTTCGATTACGCGTCCGGGAGACCGCTGGGGCTTCCGCGTCGACTATCAGAGTCTCACGGGGCTGGATCGAGCTCGAACTGAGGCGCTCGTCGCTTCCATGCGCGGGGCTGCGAATCGGCTCATCTTCTCGCCTCCGGATTACGTGCAGCGCGGGTCGTGGTCCACGCCTGAACTCATCGTCAATGGATCGTTCGTCAACGGCTCGACGGGCTGGACGGCCAGCAGCGCGACGCTCGTGGCGGCCGACCGGCTTGCAAGGGTGCAGAACTCGGGGGCGGCTTCCGGCTTCATCGCCAATT